ATCGGCGGGCCGGACGGTGGCCCTCTCAAGATCGACAGCGAGAAAACCGACTTCTCTAAGCTTTCGGACGATGACCGCACCAATCTCCGCGCAATCCTTAGCCGAGCCGCTGAGGATACCGAAGACGCAGGCTGAGGCGCGGGCGATCCTTGTCGCACTGGACAAGTTCGAAGCCGACCGCAGCCTGCGCAACTTCGTCCCGCTTGCGTGGCCCATCCTGGAGCCCGCGCAAGAATACGTGGGCGGCTGGGCGATTGACGCCATGTGCGAACACCTTGAGGCGGTAACATATGGATGGATTAACCGCCTCCTAATTAACGTGCCGCCGGGTAGCATGAAAAGCTTGCTGTCCTCGGTGATGTGGCCTGCCTGGGAATGGGGGCCGCGTGAGATGGCTTCCATGCGCTACCTCGCCACCGCGTTCAACGATGGCCCGGTGAAGCGCGACACCCGCAAGATGCGCGATCTGGTAGCGGGGCAGTGGTACCGCGACAGGTGGCCGGAAGTAGTTCTCACTCGTGCTGGTGAGACATCGTTCGCCAACACTTCCACTGGCAGCCGCGAGGGCATGGCCTTTGGATCGCTGACATCGCAACGCGGTGACAGGCTGATAATCGACGACCCGCACTCGACGAAGACAGCCGAAAGCAAGACGGAACGCGAGGCCACCGTGCGGCAGTTTCGCGAGGGCGCAACCAACCGCCTTAACAATCAGGCTAAGTCCGCCATTATCGTGATTATGCAGCGGCTACACGAGGGCGACGTGTCGGGAGAGATCCTGGCACGTGAAATGGGGTACGTGCACCTAAACTTGCCCATGGAGTTTGAGGAAAAGTCTCGGTGCGTCACCCGCATTGGTTTTCGTGATCCCCGCACGACGGAGGGCGAGCTACTAAACCCGGATCGGTTCCCACCCGAGGAAGTGGCCCGGCTTAAGCGCGACATGGGCGAATACGCCTACGCTGGGCAGTATCAGCAGCGCCCGGTTCCGCGTGAGGGCGGTCTGTTTAAGCGCGAATGGTTTGAAGGCAAGATCATCCGGGTTGCGCCGGCCGGCACGGTGTGGGTGCGGCACTACGATCTTGCGGCGTCCAAAGATAGCGGTGCCTGGACGGCAGGCGTCAAGCTGGGACGCACGCCCGATGGCAAGTATGTGGTCGGCCATGTAGACCGATGCCGTGAAACGGGCGACGTGGTGCGCAAGCGGATTAAGGCCACTTACGAGGCCGATCGCATGACGGACCCCAACATGTTGCTGTCCCTGCCTCAGGACGGCGGGCAGGCCGGCAAGGTGCAGCGAGCCGACATGGCGACGTACCTTGCGGGTGCACGCCTTGCCTTCCTCATCGAGGCCGGTCTTGGCGATAAGGAAGCGCGAGCCGCGCCCTTTTCAGTGCAGTGTGAAGCGGGTAACGTCACCCTCGTGGGCGGCCCCGAGATGGACGCTACTTGGATTGCACCATACCTTGACGAGCTTTGCCTCTTTCCTGGCGGCAAGTACAAGGATCAGGTTGACGCAACATCGGGCGCATTCGCGCAGTTTACCCTTGGGCCGCAGCAACAAGAGCTAGTGGGCCGGTACGGAGGCACGTAGCATGGCCAGTGGCATTCCGACAGGTCTACCGGGGCCCAACAGCCCACCCACGGGGGTGATGGGTCCGACCGTCACAGCAGCGGTGCAGCAGAATGCGTCGCTGTACGGCGGGCCGGGTGCCGAGAAGCCGGGGCCGGATACGCCGTCTGCCGATTACAAAACCATGTCGCCGCTATGGGAGAAGGTGGCTACCCTGGCGAGGGGTGAGGATGCCGTGCGAGCGGCAGCCAAGCGATACATCCCGCAGTTCTCCGACGAGGACGACGGCGACTATAAGGATCGCATTGCGCAAAGTCCCTTCACGAACATTTACGATGACATCGCGTCGGGTCTGGCCAGCAAGCCTTTCAGCCGCGAAGTGCAATACGAAGACCCCGACGACGTAGATCAGCGTTTTCTGGACCTCTACGAGAACGTGGATGGCCGGGGCAACAACCTTCACGTGTTCTCGGAGGTGTTGTTCCGCGAGGGGCTAGACAACGCCATCGACTGGATACTGGTGGACTTTACCCGGCTGCCTCCCCTGTCACCGGGTGCCTCGCGGTCCATCGCACAGGAAGAAAGCCTTGGCGCCCGGCCCTATTGGGTGCGTGTGGCTGCGGCCAACGTCAAGGCAGTGTATTCGGACATGGTACGGGGACAGGAAGTCCTCACCCACGTGCGGTTCTACGAGCCCGCCGTCGAGCGTGATGGCTACGGCGAGGGCGTTAAGGAACGCTACCGGATTTTCGAGCGGCAGCCTGTCAGCACCGAGGATGGGGATACGGAGTACGAGCCTGCCACGTGGCGTGTGGAGGAAAAGCAAACCGATAGCACCGGCAAAGTGACGTGGAACGAGATTGACAGCGGGCCAGTGGACATCGGCGTGATCCCGATGGTGCCCTTTATGGTGGGCAAGCGGATCGGCAACGGCTGGGCTGTGCAGGCCCCGCTTGCGAAGCTGATTGACATGCAGATCGATTGCTTCAAGCAAGAAAGCAACATGCGCAACATCGAGTTGCTGACGTGCTTTCCCATGCTGACGGCCAACGGCGTGGCCCAACCTATGTTAGCGCCGGGGCCGGATTCCCCGGTTGGTGCCATGCCGCGTCCGGCCAAGATTAAGGTGGGCCCTCGCGCCGTTCTTTTTGCACCCGTGATGGGTGCAGGTGGATCGCCCGGTAGCTGGAACTTTATCGAGCCCACCTCGCAAAGCATCGATGGTCTGTACGAGCGCCTGACGGGCAAGTGGGATCGTATGCGCGAGATTGGCTTGCAGCCCCTTGCTGAGGCCAGCATCACGGTGATTACGTCGGCCAACATCTCCGTCAAGGCCAAGTCCGCTCTGCAAGCCTGGACGCTGCGTCTCAAGGACACCTTGGAACAGGCGATGGTGATTACTGGCCTGTGGTGGAAGATGTCCAAGGATGAGGTGCCGGGCGTGGATGTCTACAAGGACTTTGGCGTCGATCAGCAGTCCGATGCGGCTGTCACAGCCCTCAACACCGCCAACGCGAACAAGTCGCTTTCGGGTGAGACGCTTCGCGCCGAGTTTAAGCGTCGCGGCATCCTCAGCGACAACTACGACGAGGACGAAGAACAGAAGCGCCTTGCTGAGGAAGCCGCTGCGGCTGCCGAGCAAGCCGGTGGTGGCCAGGGTGAGGAGGACGTGGACCCGGTGACAGGGAAGCCTCTCGACCCGGCCAACGATGACGAGGGCGGGGACGGTACCGACGACGGTCTTGATCCCGAGGGTATCACAGATCCGTCGCAGATTGACGACAACACCTTGGCTAAGTTCTTCGGCGCACGGGCTGCCGGTGGGGGCGAGTGATGGCAGCTAAAGGCGTTCTCCGCACGCTAGAAGCTGGTAAGGTTAGCTTTCTTTGCCCCGGTTGCAAGGATTCTCATGTAGTGAGGATTGTACCGGATGGGCAGTTGCCGTGTTGGGGTTTTAACGGCAACTACGAAAAACCTACTTTTGTTCCATCGTATCTTTTAAAGGCCACGTGGTCAGACCCGCCTGTTACGCCCGAGAATTTAGCAGAATGGAAGCGTAACCCGTGGCCGCAAAAGAAATTGGATCACGTCTGTCATAGTTTCGTGACAGACGGTCAGATTAAGTTTCTTAACGATTGCACACATGCGTTAGCCGGACAAACCGTGCTGCTAGTTGCTGAGGAGTGCGAATAATGGCGGGTTCTTCCGGTGTAGTTGGCGCCATCTCCGCGCTGGCAGGCAAGTTCGATCCTCTTAAGCACACCCGAGGGCAGCACGGCAAGTTCGCTTTCCAGGGTGGCACGAAGAAGAAGGCGGGCAAGGGCAGCGGATCCGTCGCGTCCGCGCACGCTTTGTTCGACAAGATGAAGGGGCATTCCAAAAAGGACGTGCTGGCAGCCGCAGCCGCAGCCGGCATCAATCCCAACACGGCTAAGACCCAACTCTATCACTGGCAGAAAAAGCAAGCCGAGGCCGCGCTTGCGGGCATCAAGAACCCCACCAAAGAGCAGATGCAGGAAGCCGTCGCGTCGGCCATCGGCGTGAAGGGTGCCAAGGCGCCGACACCTGAGGCTAAACCAGAACCAAAGCCTACGCCCAAACCTGCGCCGAAGCCCGCCCCTGAGACCAAGCCGCAGCCGGCCCCCTCCCCTGTCACCGGGCCAAATCCTAAGGCTTTGGAAAACTACCATATTCTTAAGGATAAAGCGGATAAGAGCCCTGGTGAGGCACATTTCGTAAAGTCTATGGAGGAGGTATATCCGCACATAAAAACAGCGCCCGATTTGGCCAAGTTGGGGCCGACGAAGTACGTGCACGCCCTGGCAGACCACATGAAGGATGCGACTGCCAAGGAAGTGAAGGCGGCTGCCGTCAAGGCTGGCGTAAACAAGAGCACAGCTTCGGTGCAGTACAGCAAGTGGAAGGCGAAGCAAGAGGGCGTTGCCCCTCAGCTTAAGACTTCGCCCGAGCCCAAGGCGCTACAAGCCAAGCAACCGGCGCAGATGACGGACGCCGAGCTTGACAAGGCTGTCGACTCGTACTTTGGCAAAGTTAACGTGCCGTCTGAGGCCGAGACATACACACCGAAGCCCTACAACCACAACGACACGTACCACGATTACGAGGGCGGCAAAGCCCTCACGGCAAAGTTAAAGATTGGTAACGTCTACACCAATCAGCAGCAGGGCAAGACGTTCTATAAGGCCCACAATGGTGATATTTACGAACACACGGGCTCTGCGGGCACGATGACGAAAGTTGCCGGTAGCGGCAATGCGTCATTCCACTACGACCCCGCCACAAAGATGGTGTATTCGAAAAGCGCATCGGGTGTCCTGCATCCGATGAAGCTAACCGAGACACCTGTCTTTAAGAACAACCAACCGCCGCCTGATGAAAATAATCACTACTTTAAGGATCACAGTTGGTCCACTATCAGCGGTGTGCACAACCCTGACAGCACTGGTGTGACGCAGACTGTGTTGGATGTGCATAAGAAAGCAGGCGTTATATATAACGACACTAATCCGGTGGTGAAAAGTTACACCAACAACGGGTACAAGTCCATCAATGATGCCCTGCGTGAAAGCAAGGGGCAAACGGTCGGCACGTCTGCCAAGGTACTGGACGGCCTCATTGCCAAGTCGTCGTTCCAGGAAGAAACCATCATGTGGCGCGGGGTGGGCGAGAAGGGCAAGGTTTGGAACGGTGCCCCGCCGCCTCCCGAGGTGGACGACTACGGCTTTACCTCAGTCAGCTTCAAGCCAAGCGTTGCCAAGGGTTTCAGCGATGGCAAGACCATGTTTAGGGTTCGGGTGCCCAAGGGCTTTCCCGGCCTTAACGTGGCCATCGGATCGCCCGGCAGCGGCGTGGCCGGTTTGCAGTCCGAGGCCGAGGTGATCCTACCCCGTGGCACGACGTACCGGGTTGTCGAGCGGCACAAACAAGCCGCAGGCAGCAAGTACGGCGAGGGCTACGGTAGCAAAATGGATGTGGTGGACCTTGAACCCGTTCTGCCGCAGTGGTATATCGAGAAGTACGGGCAGCCGAAAATTGGTTGACGGCGAACCCCGATCCGTGTTGTATCGTCAGCATCATAAAGGACCCCTAGCGTGGCATTCAAACCGCTTCCTGACAAACCTCTAGACCCTGCCAGCCGTGGCAAGTTTGGGTGGGACGACACCGACACCGTTTTCCGCGACGAGGACGGTAAAGAGATGACGATTCGGCAGGTGAAGGAAGCGCAGCTAGAACGCTGTCGTTCCCAGGTTGCCGAGGATGTCGCGGCCGATACGGGTGCTGAGGCCGACGACTGACGGGGCGCACCCAAAGAGA